CGTCGGCGACCTTGAGGTCTCCAAGGTACAGAAGACCAAAAGGCTGACGGCCCCCTTGGTGAAGGCGCAGAAGTTTGTGGTGCCTGTCCTGGCGTACGAAGGGTTGAGGCGAATGCTCGCCGGACCCGAGAAGGAAGTAGCCGCAAAAGCAGCGGGAGATAAGAGCATGATGACGCGTGAAGAGCAGACGGCCCTCTTGAAGGCGGCGTCTGTCATCGAGAAGCTCGGCAAGGAACGCGAGATGCTGATCGACGCACTCGCGAAGGCCATGCACGAGAAGAACGCGGTCAAGCTCGCGTACGAGATGGCCGAGAAGGGTCTGATCGCCCAGGAAGACCTAACCAAGAAGGCCGAGGAACTGACGAAGGAAGAAGACCTCAGCGTCGTCAAGAAAGCCGTCGATCTTTCACAGCGCGGTTTCGAATTGGGAAAGTTGGAAAAACGTGCGAGCGTCGATGGGGTCCAGGACGGTGAAGAGCTGGACCCGCTGACGCAGTGCCTCGTGGACCATATAAACGGAAGAGGAAACTAGGAGGACGTCATGGTCATTCAGAACACCGAATCGACGCTCGCAGCCGCGCTGGGCGTCTCGGGCACCCTGTCCCCGCGGCTGGGGCTGTTCCCGATCACCCCGCTGACCATGATCTGGCGGCGGATGTTCACGCCTGCGGACGCGCTTCTGTCGGCGGTCACGACCCAGGCCGGGTCGGCGCTGGCCGAGCGGACGATCGCCGTCAACGAGGGCCAGTGGGTCACGCTGGACGCCTCCGGCAACGCGATCGTCGCGCCCAACGGCACCACGCTTCCCGCATGGCCGGTCTGGTCGGGCGGGCAGCGCCTCGACCCCAAGGGCGGCATCACGGTCCTCCACGGCGCGTGGGTGGCCGACACGTCGTACTTCGTGGACACCGGCACCTACGGCGTCGGCACGCCGCTCATCATCGCCACGGGCTCGGTGCAGGGCGTCGGCGCTCAGACCGGTGCGCTCGAGGACACCACGGTCACGGCGGACGCGACCACCCTGTTCCCGGTCGTGGCCCGTGTCGAGCGGACCCCGTTCGGCGTCTCCTCGGAAACGCCCAACGGCACGATGCGGATCCGAGCGGTGCTCTAGTAGTAATTCAATCTGGGCGATCCTGTTGAGCGCCCGGCGTTCACTGGCACGAACTGAGGCTGAAAAAGAGGCAGGAGACCTGAGATGGAAAAAGTCAGTGCGGAAGCCCTGAACGCCGCGTTCCTGGAGCGGTTGGGCAGCCCGGAAGGGCGGACGGAACTCCAGGAGAAGGGCGTGCTCTACATCAAGAAGATTCTCCGCGAGGAGAGCTTCCTGAGAAAGATCCTGCCGCCACAGGTCGTGACCAAGATGGACCTCCAGCGGTCCGCCACGACCGACACCTTCGAGAAGATCGTGGACATCGAGCCGGATTCGTTCGCGCTCGACGTCAACTTCCTGGGCGAGCCCCAGAGCGAGTACGTCGAAGGTCGCCGGTACCGGATCACGTTCCAGGAGATCTCCAGCCCGATGTTCGAGAAGAACGAGCTGGAACTCGCGGCCTACGAGATGCCGCTGATCAAGGTCATCGAGCAGAACACGATCAAGGACATCCACGAGCGTGAGGACCGCCAGTGGCTCCGCACGAACCGTCAGGTCATCCAGCTGACGGCGAAGTCCGTGGACGACCCGTCCCAGACGTTCCTGTCTCGCGACCTTCTGTCGGAAGGCACGAAGCTGATCTCGAACGAGCGGCGTCGTGCGACCAAGATCCTGATGTCCAGCCCGACCTGGGACGACATCACCAAGTGGGTGGCGACGGACGTCGGCGACACCCTGGCGTCCAAGATCACGGTGGACGGCTACGACCTGAACCAGCTGATCGGGCGCGGCCTCATCGTGACCACGAAGACCTCCATCCTGCCCGCGGGCGAGGTCTGGTTCTACACGGACCAGGCGTACCTCGGGAACTTCTTCCTGTTCGGCTCGACGCAGTTCTACATCGACAAGATCGCCGAGCTGATCCGCTGGAAGGCGTGGGAGGTCATCGGCGTGGGCGTCGGCAACGTCTTCTCGCTGGCGCGGCTGACGTTCGGGCCGCGGGCGCAGTTCGTCATCGACAACCCCACGTCGCTGGACTAGCCAGCGGCTTTCGAGTAGCCTACGAAGGGGCCAGGGGCACGCGCCCCTGGCCCTTTTTCTTTGTATGGAGGATTCGATGACGCAGGCCAGTCAGGAAAAGATGATCAGGCTCCGGAACAAGACGAACAACGTGATCGTCTCCGGCGCGATCCGGATCCAGCCGAGGGGCAAGGAGGGCGATACGATCGTGATCGCCGAGTCCAAGATCAGCGAAGGGCTCAAGAAAATCATCCCGAGCGCCCTGGAAAAGACCAACTAGCGTGCCTCTTTTCGCCGACAAGCCGGACGCCGTTGCGAAGATTCGGGCGTACATCAGGGACGAGCCGAACCTCAACGCTCTGCTTGACGGCCGAGAGACGGGCGACACGCTGCTGGAGTTCTGCCTGGAGTTGGCCCTCGACGACTTCAACACGAGCCCGCCGCTCATCGGGAACTTCGTCCTGAACAACCACCCGTCGCAGACGCTGATCCTGCTGGCGACGGTGATTTGGGTCCTGAAGTCGGCGGGAGTCCTCCAGAGCCGTAACCAGCTCGATTACGCGGCTGGTGGGATCACGGTGGCGTCTTCGAACAAGACGCCGCTGTATCAGAGTTGGATCAACATGATGATGCAGGAGTACGAGGCCAAGAAGGCGAATCTGAAGAAGTCGATCAACGCCGAGGCCGCCTACGGCGGGGTCTCCTCGGAGTACGTCCAGATCAACTTCGGCGGGAACCTCGTCTTCTTCGGTCTCGACAGCGTGAACCTCGTCAGGAACGGAATCTTCATATAGGGGGGTCCCATGGATCCATTCACACAGAGCTTCTTCGGCGGTCTCGAGGATGAGATCGTCAAGACCTCGGGCGCGGTCGCGGCGGCCCCGGCTGCCAAGTCGATCGCCCAGAAGGCCCTCGCAGTCATCCAGAAACGGCCCGTCGGCACGGCCGTCGTCGCCGCGGCGGGCGGCGCGGGCGCGGCCACGGGCGTGGCTGAGGCCAAGAAGAAGAAGGAGCAGGAGGAAAAACGCCGTGAGCGGATCCGCCAGCTCCTCATGAGGAGGCTGTCCCGAGGGTACTGATGCACGTCATCGAGGAGGTCATCGTCCGACCGCTCTCGGTGACTTCTGTCGAGGTCGATTGGGTCCTCCAACCCTCCGATGAGCCGCTCGTAAACTCGCGATTCACGATCCTTCGGGGCGAATCGCCGGAGGGTCCGTTCGTGGACATCTCCGGTCCGCTGGTAGACACGCCGGGGTTCGTCGATCGCGTGAACCTCAAAGCCAAGCAAGTTGAGGTCTTTTACCGGGTCCGGGTCGATCATATCCCCTCCGGAATCTCAGTCCTTTTCCCGAACGGAACCCCCGACGAGAGCTTCATCCTCCATCCGAATCTCCAGGTGGCGGCGGTCGCCGGGGAGTTCGGGCCGGATTTCATCGCCCTCGAGATCACCAGGCGGCACAACCTCCTGCTCCGACGGTTCACGGGTCGGGTGGTGGGGTACTTCCCGGCAAGAACGCGGGGCGCTCGATGCCCCCTGTGCTACGACCAGAAGAAGATGCGCTCCAACAGCTCGAGATGTCCGGAGTGCTTCGGGACGACGTTCGACAAGGGATACCACGGCCAGGTCAATATCTTCGTGGATGTGAATCCCTCGCCCGAGGTGATGCAGAACGCGTCCTTCGGGAAGCTGGTCGAGAATCAGACCGTGGTCTTCATGACCAACTTCCCAAAGGCGAAGCCGAACGACATGATCGTGGACCAACAGAACCGACGTTTTCGCGTAGTTCAGGTGAACCCTGTCACGCAAAAGAGGTATATTGTACAGCAGCTTCTCCAGGTGCAGGAGATCGACCGGAGCGATGCCGAATATCTGCTGTCGGCGGACCTGAACCTGAAGGCACCGTCGGAAGACTTCGTCGGGTTCTTCCCGAAGAAGTTCTCTCCGAAAGAGGTCCAGACGGAAGGAAACGCTCTGCTTTAGGGGGTACGATGACGGACGAACAGGTGGGCAAGATCATCTCCGAGGCCATGGAACACGGCTTCCGGGATCAGCTCGAGAAGGAAGCCAAGGGCTACGGCTACAAGAAGAAGCCCATGAAGAAAAAGGGCGAGGAGAAGACGGCCGCGTTCGGCCAGATGAAGAACGGGATCCTGTTCGGAAAGTACACCCCGCAGGATCTCATCGAGCATCTGGCCGCGCAGTACGGCCGCCCGGAGCCGATCGAGAAGGAGGCTTCCAAGAAGACGGCGCGGGAGAAGCTCGCGTCGTACGTGGAGGCCGAACTCGCCCGCCCTTCCTAAAGTCGGCACTCACCAAGGATCAGAAGAATCTGGCTCAGGCGGGTGCCGACGCAGGCGGTCCTTTGGGGGTGAGCCCACTCGCAAAGTACCGTAAGCGGGAAAAGCGGTTTTACCAGACGCCGACTTTTATCGCGAGAGGGTGATGCCGAACGCTCTGAACTTCAAGATGCGACCCCAGGACGACCTGAGCGTCCGCACCGACTTCACATTCGATCTGATGGACGAAACGAAGAGGCAGATCCAGACCATCGTCGAAGAGGTCCCCGCGGTAAAGGAACTCCAGAATCGAGCCACCGTCAACATCCGCCTGCGGGGCAGCCTTTCGAGCGTCGAGATCGACCTCGACGTCATCCCGTCCATGGGCACCGAGATGGACGACGCGGAACTCAAGAAAACCCGCTCTCAAATCTTCAAAGAGATGAACGAGAACTTTTC